AGAAAGAAAAATTAAATGAAAGATAAAATAGAATTTGTAAGTACATTGGCAGGTGTGTCAGACATGTTTCCTATATTACCATCAAGTAAATATGGGCCAAGATGGATTAGTAAAGCAATGACAGATTATAAGGCTAATATGAATAAGACTGAAAAGTTTAGACATGTAGCACAGTGTCCTGGAATATTTGCAATGTTTAAAACAGGTTATATTGTAACCTCTTGGTACGATGTAGTTATATCAACTATTAAAAATAAAGAAGGGTTTCACTGGAAAATTGCAGACGCTGATCTTGTAAAATATGCAAAGATAAAACTTGTAGATACTCATGGTGATCAAATCGAAAAGTATATCCCTAAAAGAAAAGGTCAGATAGAAAACATAATTAAAATTAATACGCCTTATCATATTATAGCACCTAAAGGTGTTAAGTTTATGTTTATGCCTTTACCCTACCCTGATTCTTTTGATTATGAAAGTGTAACAGGCATTTTAGATCCAAGAGATTCTAGTGAATTAAATATACAATTAAATTGGTATAAAGAAGAAGGTGAAATTTTAATAAAAGCGGGTACTCCTTTAATGTATATACTACCTATATCAGAAAAAAAATATAGTGTTGTAAGTAGAGATGCAACAGAAAAAGAAATGAATTGGATTGAAAAAAGAAAATATTTTAATAGTTTTTCTTTTACGCCAATACGAAATAAGATAAAAACTTTATACGAAAAGTATTTTCAATGAAAGAACATATATTTCCATACGAAAGTTTTATAGGTGGTTGGTATATACCACCAAGTATTTGTAATAATATTGTAGATTATTTTAATAAAAAGAAAAAAGAAAACTTAACCTATGAGGGAGAGGTGAGTAATTATGGAACTAATCAAATTGTAAAAGAAATAAAAGATAGTGAGGAATTAGAAATACACCCACATAATGGTGAAGAGCCTTTTAAAAAATATAGAGATTATTTACAAAAAAGTTTAGAAAAATATTTAGAAAAATACACCATGTTAAATAAGGTATCTAATTTTAATATCACGGTAAATTATAATATACAATACTATAAAAAAGGTGGAGGTTTTAAAGTGTATCATTGTGAGAGAGGAAATTTAAATAATTGTAGCAGGCAACTTGTTTTTATGACTTATTTAAATACTATAAAAAAAGGTGGAGGCACAGAATTTTATTATCAAAAAATTACAACACCAGCTAAAAAAGGATTAACATTATTTTGGCCAACAGATTGGACGCATACACATAGAGGTCAAATTAGTGATACAGAAGAAAAATATATAGTGACAGGATGGTTTAATTATGTCTAAAAAATATTATGAATACTAAATATTGTTATTATTATTTTACAGGAGCATTAAGTTCTAAATTTTGTGATGAAGTTATAAAATATGCATCACAGAAACAAGAAATACCAGCTATCACTGGAACTTTTGGAACAAAAAGAAATGTTGCAAAAGATCCTCTTACAAAAAAGGAAGAAAAAAAATTACATAAAAAAAGAAAGTCGGATGTAGTGTGGTTAGATGACCGATGGATTTATAAAGAAATTCAACCATACATACATGAAGCAAATTTTCAGGCGGGGTGGAATTTTCAATGGGACTGGTCCGAACAAATTCAGTTTACTAAATATAAAGTAAAAGGGTATTATGGTTGGCATTCTGATTCTTTTCATAAACCATATGAAGATACAACAGATATAAACTTTCTTGGTAAAATAAGAAAATTATCTGTAACTTGTCAACTAAGTGATAGTGTAGATTATAAAGGAGGGGAGCTAGAGTTTCAACCTAGGAATAAAGATAATCCAAACCTGACTATTCAGTGTAAGGAAATATTACCTAAAGGATCGATTATTGTTTTTCCTTCTCACGTGTGGCATAGAGTAAAACCAATAACGAAAGGTATTCGACACTCTTTAGTTTTATGGAATTTAGGTTATCCTTTTAAATAATGAAAAAATATAATTTTAAAAAAGACGGATTTACTATTATTAGAAAAGCTATCGACCCTAAGATTGCTGACTTTGTTTATAATTATTTTTTAATGAAAAAACAGGTTACTGAAACATTTTTTAAAAGTAGGTATATTTCTCCTTTTGAAGAATCGTGGGGAATATTAGGAGATATTCAATGTCCAAAAACATATTCTCATTATGCTGATATTGCTATGGAACTTTTATTACTTCAAACTCTACCTACTGTTGAAAAAAATGTTAAATTAAAACTAAATCCAACTTATTCTTATGCTAGAGTGTATACACAAGGGGATGAATTAAAAAGACACACAGATAGATATAGTTGTGAAATATCTGCAACTGTAAATTTAGGGGGTTCTATGTGGCCCATTTACATTGATCCCACAGGTAAACAAGGACAAGCTGGTATTAAAGTAGATCTTAAACCAGGAGATATGTTGATATATAAAGGAGATAAACTAGAGCATTGGAGAGAAAAATTTAATGAACAGACATGTGTTCAAGTTTTTTTACATTATAATAATAAACTATTGGAAAATAAAGATAATATATTTGATAGACGACCACATTTAGGCTTGCCTGCCTGGTTTAAAGGCTTTAAATTTACCTAAGAATGTAGTAGAATAATATTTTGGCGGGAGATTCCACCACATCGTCTCCTGCCTAAATATTATAGGATTTTTATGTTACAAAAATTAGGTTTTTTACCGGGATTTAATAAACAAGTTACATCAACAGGCGCTGAGTCTCAGTGGACTGGTGGTGAAAATGTGCGTTTTAGGTATGGTACACCAGAAAAAATAGGTGGTTGGAACCAATTAGGCGGTAGTAAATTAACTGGTGCAGCTAGAGGTTTGCATCACATGGTTAATAAAGAGGGTATTAAATATGCTATTATTGGCACAAATAGAATTTTATATGCTTACACAGGAGAAGTGTACTATGATATACATCCACTAGTTAATCCATCAGGAACAGCTATTACAAATGCATTTAGCACATCTAATGGATCACCTACTGTTACAATTACATTTAGTGGTGCACATAATTTTGAAGAAGGTGACATTATATTATTTGGTGAAACAAGTACTTTTAGTTCCATTACAAATTCTAATTTTACCGATACAGATTTTTGTGATAAAAAATTTATGGTAACAAGCGTAACTTCTTCTACCACTTTAACTATTACAATGGATAGTAATGAAAGTGGATCAGGAGCTACAACTTCTGGCGGTATAACTTATTTTCAATATTATCATGTAGGCCCAGCAGAACAGGTTGGGGTTTTCGGTTATGGAATATCACAATGGGGTGGAACATCTACTTCTCCTCAAACAACAACTTTAAATGGTGCATTATTAAATGACGCTAATGGTACCGGTGGATCTGGAACCAGTATTACATTAACATCTACACTTAATTTTCCAACAACAGGAACAAATTTTATTCAAGTAGGAACCGAAGAAATTTCTTACACAGGCGTATCTGGAAATGATTTAACAGGTATTACAAGAGCTGTGAGGGGAACAACCAGAGCTGCTCACAGCACCGGTGCTACTGTAACTGATTACAGCAATTATTCTGGTTGGGGTCAGTCATCAGCTAACACAGACACCGTTGCAGAACCTGGTATGTGGGCATTAGATAACTTGGGTAGTACACTTATTGCTTTAATATTTAATGGAGAATGTTTTCAATGGGATGCAGATGCTACAAACGCTACAAACACTAGGGCCACAATTATATCAGGCGCACCAACAGCCTCACGTGATATGTTAGTATCTACTCCCGATCGTCACTTAGTATTTTTTGGAACTGAAACAACTATTGGTGATAAATCAACTCAAGACGATATGTTTATAAGATTTTCTTCTCAAGAAGATATTACAGACTACACACCAACAGCTGAAAATAGTGCTGGTACACAAAGATTGGCCGCCGGATCACGGATCATGGGAGCTGAACTTGGTAGGAATGCATTATATGTTTGGAGTGATACAGCTTTATTTACTATGAGATTTGTTGGAACTCCTTTTACATTTGCTTTTGAACAAGTTGGAACTAACTGTGGACTAATAGGAATGAATGCAGCTGTTGAAGTTGATGGCGCTGCATACTGGATGTCCGATAATGGTTTTTTTAGGTACACAGGTAAATTAGAATCAATGGATTGTTTAGTTGAAGACTATATTTATGATAATTTAAATACAACATCCAATCAATTTGTTTATGCAGGAATAAATAATTTATTTGGAGAAGTTACTTGGTTTTATCCAGAAGATGGATCTAATGTTAACACACAATCAGTTACTTATAGTTATTTAGATTCAACATCTAAACGACCTATATGGTTTGTAAATGCAAGTCCTTTATTTATCAGAACTTCGTGGCAAGACTCCTCTGTTTTTGGTTTACCCCATGCAACTCAATATGATGCAAACACGGATACATCTTTTGACGTAACAGGAAACACAGAAGGAGTTTCATATTACTATGAACATGAAACAGGAGTTAATCAAGTTAGACTTGGAGTAACAACAGCTATTCCAGCTAATATTACATCAGGTGATTATGATATTACACAAAAAGTTGTAAGAGGAGCTGCAACTAATTTAGGTGACCTTAGAGGTGATGGTGAAAACATTATGAGAGTAAGTAGAATTATACCTGACTTTATATCACAACAAGGAAGTGCTATTATACAATTAGATTTAAGAAATTATCCTAATAATGCAGCATCAAGCTCATCGTTAGGTCCTTTTACAGTAACAACAAGCACAGATAAAGTAGATACACGTGCAAGAGCAAGAGCTATAGCTCTTACAATATCCAATACTGCTGTAGATACCAGTTGGAAACTAGGAACATTTAGGTTAGATATACATGCTGGAGGAAGAAGATAATGGCAAAAATTGTACAAACATTAACAAGAGCAAGTGCTGAATATGAAGAAGACGTAGCACAATCATTAGTTAGAGATTTAGACGCTGTTCTTGAAAAATTAAATAGTACATTTCAAGAAGAATTAAAACAAGAGATAGAAGCTAGAAGTTTCTTTTTAGATTAATGGCAGTAGTAAACCAATATAAATTCGTAGGTATAGATAACAGTACAAGTGGTGTTGCTCTTACACCTTTAGGTGCTAGTATTCCTGCAGTTAATGAA